ATTGCCACTACTTACTAGTCTTCTTGCCCTAAAAATTGGACAAGGTTTAGCACCCGGCTTGGGTGCTCTTCTTGGGTTTGGAGGGAGAAGAAAATATGGTGGCGGCGTAATTAGAAAATTCGCTAGCGGCGGTTTTGTTCCGGGCGTTGGTAATAGTGACTCAGTTCCAGCAATGTTGCAGCCGGGAGAATTTGTTATTAGGAAAAGTAGCGCCCAAAAACTTGGTGCTGAAACCTTATTGGCGATGAATCAAAATAAATATGCTAATGGTGTAAAAGTAGCTAAGTCTGGAAATGTCACCAAAAAAGACATCGCCGCCGCATCCAATTCTGAACTTGAGGACGTATTAAATAATAAAAACTTAAGTGTCGCTAGTAGACTAGGTATAGAAAGCGAATTAGGAAGAAGAAGAAATAAGCCCAAAATAGCAACTTTAAAAGAAGGTATAGTTGGTGGACTTTTCTTGCAAGAAGGCGAAGGTGGTAAGCGGGGCATCTCAAAAGACTTAAAGGGTATACAGTTACAATCTAATTTTCCTAGAGTTGATAGGATTCAAGGAAATATTTATACCGGGCTCTTAGATAAAAGGGCATCTAGTGAAATAAGATCTCAACTTGAACCAAATATAATTAATGCCGTACAGAGTGCCGCTAGCAACACGATTAAAACTTTTGAAATACCGCCACTAAGTATTGATGAGTCTCAAGCAGCGAAGAGTGCCGTTCAAAAGGTAGACACAACCGCAATAGAAGGCTATATATTTGAGGCTTTTATATCTGCTATTTCTGGGGCGCAACTATCTGAGGCTGGTGCGACTTTCGATTATGTGAATCCTTCTTCATCTGCTAAAGGTAGACTAAAAAATATATTTGGCCCAGATCCAGTTATGGGTAGGCTTTTAGATGCAAAGAGAACGTTGAATAGCGATACTGTTCAGTCTGGAAAAAGCTCCATAGCTAACAAAATTGTTGCTGGAATAAATTCTGGTCTTTTGTCAAGGGAAGATTTTATAGTTAGAAACAAGGGCGGTGGTGTCGGCACTGATACGGTTCCAGCACTTCTAACGCCCGGTGAATTTGTAATAAATAAATCTTCCGCACAAAGTATCGGTTATACAAATCTTAGCAATATGAACAAAACTGGTGTCGCTAAATTTGCTAAAGGTGGTGCGGTTGGTGTTCAAAAGTTTGCTAATGGTGGCCTTGCTGGCCCAGCCAATAATATAACAGCATTTATGAATATCTCGGTTTTAGATCAGACGGCAGAAAGATTGGCGGTTGCATTAAATGCTAGAATAGCACAAGAACAAAAAAGAATACAGCAAACTAACCAGAATATTGGTGCTGACCAAGCACTCAATCTTGCCACCTTAAAAGTTAATGTTCAATACAAAAATCTTGAACAAGATACGGTTGAGCTAGTTAAAACTATTAGAGACTTGGAAAAAGAAGGCAAAAAAATACAAAGAAGTAGTTCAAAATATTATCAAGCTTTAGATGCTGCCGGTCAAAGCCTAAAACCCGGCAGGGCAGTTGCTCAGGCTGCAAATCAGTTAAGAGATCCCGGTGTAAGACAGCAGGCCATAGGTAAGATAGATCAGATAGCTGGTGCAGCGCAGCAATTTGTATTTCTTGGTAGTGCTGCGGCAGCATTAGCATCTCAGTTTGGTGGGCTGAGTGAAGTACAGGAAAAGGCAGTTACAGAAACCGCCGCTTTTGTTACTAGTATTGTTGGTATTGGCGGTACTATTGTTCAATTGTTTACAAGCTTGTTAGCTTCAACCGGAGCGTCTGCGGCGGCGAATGCGGCAGAGGCTGTTGCTTCTGGTGTTGCTGCTGGTGGTGACGCTGTAGAGGCTGTTGGTTCTGGAGTTGCTGCCGTTGCTGATACAGCTGAAGCTGGAGCGACAGGAGTAGCTACAATAGCTGTAACAGCATTTGCTGTAGCTATAGGTGCCGCTATAGTAATAGTCTTGGCGATAGCAGCAGCTTTTAAATATGCCGCAGCAAAGGCTAGAGCAGAAGCAGATGAATTATCAAAAGCGGCTCAAGATCAGCTTAAATCAATACAAGAGCTAACAGGTTCTACTAATGAATTTGTAAGGCTACAAAAGGAAATGGTTGAAAAGCAAAAAGAAGCAGCACAAAATGATGCCGGAACAATGGGCGCACTAATAGGAGGCGCTTTAGGCGCGGCAATTGGAGCTGTACTTGGCCCAATTGGTATAGTTATTGGTGCCAGCATAGGAGCATGGATTGGTGGCGTTACTGCCGCATCACAAGAAGCAGCAAGACAAGCAGAAATAACAAGAAGATTTAACGGTGAGTTAGAATTAAGTGCTAGGCTATTAGCAGAAACAACACAGGCACAAGCGGAATTTAAACAAGCATTATCAGATATAGACTTAGAAGAAAATTTAAGCCCAGAAGATAGAGTTGGAAGAAGGCTTGGGGCTCAAGCTGGAATGGGTAGAATTAATTCTAGATCCGTGGCGGAAGCTAATAGACAATTAGGTAGATTGGCTGACGAGCTTGGAAAGCCAATTTCAGAGCTAAGAGAAGAGGACTTTGATAACCCAGAGCTTTTAGCTATATTCCAAAACGCACAACAAAATTTAGCAAATGGATTGAATGGTTTTGTTTCTGCTCTTGCCGAATCAAGAAAAACATTAGCTGAAGCCGCCGCTATAGAAATAACGGGCGATAAGACTTTTGATGAACTAATAGCTGACAATGGTTTATTCGCTCAGGCTCTAAAAGCTTCGCAGCAGGCTATTAGAGATGAGGCTAAAGCCAGAATCGACTCGTTAAAAACCCAATTAGCAACAGAAACAGATCCAGCAAAACAACAGCAATTACAAGAAAAAATAGACCAAGCTAGAGAACGAGAGGCGAGGCAGCTAAAAGACCAAGAAGATGGCTATAGAAGTATGGCGGAAGAGGCTAAGAAAAATGCAGATGCTATTCGTGATGCCACTCTCGCACAAGAGGCATATAGAAAATCTTTAATGAAAATTATGCAATTTGAAAAAGCCTTATTGATGGCCGAAAACGCTCTCACTAGGCTTGATCAATCTATATCGAATATAGGAGCAATAATTTCTGGTGGAGATTTTGATTTCAGTAGAATAGCTCCAGCGGGTATAGAAGATATATCGCAAGTTTATGATAGGGCAGGATTTAATGCCGGTATTGATCAACTTGCTAATGGCTTGGGTGCTGGTGGTAGAAGAATAGCAGAAAAAGTAAAAGAAACATCAGCTTTTATAGCTAGAGCACAACAGCAATTAATAGGTAAAACGTTTGATGATAAGGGCGAGGGCATAGATACTAAACAGATCTTAACAAATCTCGGTTTAGATGTCACGAAATTAACAAAAGAGCAATTATCAGCGATAGACACACAATTAAGAGAGGCCGCGAAAGATGGCATAATTTCAGAAGATGAATTCAATGAAATATTTGCCCCAATCATGGAAGAAGGGCAAAGGGGAGCGGACGCCCTTAAAAAAGCTAATGATATTAGAAACAAAGAATTAAAATCGTATCAAGACTTTTTAGGTGTCTTAGAGACACAGAGACAAAAAGAAATAGAAGCAAGACAAAAGGTTGTAGAAACTCAGGCTAAGGGACAAGAGTTAATGGCTAAAGCTAGGGGTGAAGAACTATCTTTAGCTCAAAAAGAAGCGGCTAGAACGGCATCTGCGCAGATCCCATTAAATAGGTTTGGCCTTCAGGCTGGCGATGCTGCTGGTGCTAATAGAGTTAGAAATCAAGCACAAGCTAGGCTTGCAACAATACAAGGCGAAATAGCCGCAGGAAGAGGAACTCCGGCATTAATAAAAGAACAAAAAGACTTATCAGCCGCTGTTAATGCTACCACAAACGAATTAAATAGATTGTCGGATCAAAGTGAAAAGGCTGCTGACATAATGGCTGAAATAGAAAAAGAGAGACAAAAGAGGCAGTCCCTTAAAGATATAACAGAAGATTTTGTTGTTGGCGGTAATGAACAAAGACAGCAAATAAATGAGGCATTTGCTGGTATTCAACAGGCAGTAGCTAGCGGCACCCTACAGATGCAGTCTGAAGACCAGCGTAGGGCCACCGTTCAAATGCTCGATAGACTAAAAGACGTACAGATACCCGGTGCTGGAGGATTAACTGGTGGTCAAGTAAAAGAACAATTAATAATGCAGGACGCTATGCGTCTCGGTATGGACCCAGAAGTAGCAAAAGCTATCTATGGGGCCACAACCAAAGAAGAGCAGCTTATTCAATCTATGGATAATCTTGCTGCCCAACAAAATCAAGCGGCCCAAATGAATGCCGCTTTTGAGGCACAAAACACTGCGATGTTAATAAATTCAGAACAGCAATTAATACAAGCGTTGAATAATTTGGCTAACAACATTGGTGCTGCCCTGATGTCTTCTGGAGGTCAGGTTCCAAGATACTTAAGTAAGGGTGGTGTTGGAAGTCTATTTAGGCCAAAGGGCACGGACACAATACCAGCAATGCTAACACCGGGCGAGTACGTGCTTCAAAAGAAGATTGTTGATAGATATGGTGTGAATGCTATAGAGGCATTAAATAATGGAAGTGCCGAAATCGCATATCTAGCTGGCGGTGGGTTTCCATATAAAAGAAAACCCCATAGCAATGTAGTTGGTTATAATTATACAAAAGGTGACGGTTCTGATTTTACAGCCGCTATTGGGTCTGATGAGGCTAGATCATATGATCCATTTGCGGAAGTTAAAGCTACTACTCCCGTAGTTCAGCCGGTGGATAGATCTCAATATGCTCTACCAACAAGACAAATGGGCACAGAAAACGAAAGAAGGCAAATTCAGGCTAGGAGAATAGCTTCAGAATCCATAAGACGTAGACGAGAAGAAAAACAGAATAGATACGCACAGATAATGGCCAGAAGAAGGGGTGGATTTAATCAGATGATGACGCCAAACCAAAATATTGGAGTTGGCACCGGCTCTTATATGGCGAATAATTTTGGCGGTGGTCAGTACGCTGGTGGTGGTGGTGGTGGAATGATGTCTATTGATTCTGGCGGTGTGCAAACTGTTTTTGATAATTTTATTGGCAATTTTTCCGGCGTGTTCGATAATATTGTGAAGAGTTTTAGTGGCTTACAAAATTCACTTACACAATTAGCTCAGAGTATGTCTGGGTTTACAATGCAGCACAATGTTACGGTTGAGGGGCTCGTCTCTATTGGCGGTATCAACATGGAGTCGATAAAACAAGAACTTTCAACCCACATAGGTCAAATGGTCGGACAGGAAGTAAGCAGGGTTATGAATGAAAATAGTAAGAGATTTAAAGCGGGATAGGATATAAATGCAAGATTACTTTAAATACGACAAAATTCAGGGCGGCGCTCCTTTATACATGAAATCTGACTCTGATGGAGTATCAGATAAAGAAAAGGGGGCCCTACCTCTTGGCATAAAAAGCGTTCCGCAGGGATTAAAGCATTTTACAAACTGGAACGATATAGCCACATCTATAGAGAAGAAAAACTCACTTAGATTCGAAGACGCCCAACCAAACAGTCTTTACTTTTCTATGCCAAATAGAAAGGCTAGACAAGGAGCCCTTGGTGTTGGCGGGTATTTTCTTTCTGATAGTGGTAAATATTTTACGACCCCATATGTAGATGGGTCAGCGTCTTCTGGTAATAATCTTTCTTTTATAGATTCATGGGAAGCAAACGATATAGCTATATTGGACGATATGGCTTTTGTTGCATATGAAAACTATACAGATTTAAATAGGGAAGATTTAAGCTTGGGTGCTGTTTCTATGAAACAACCATTTACTGTATATACAGATTTTGTATATGACGGCTCTATTGAAAGATGGGATAATGTTGGAAGTTTATGTCTAAGTTCTGATCAACTGCCATACAATAATTTAATATACAGCAAAAATGAAGAAACAGGTAAATATGATGATCCAGATGGGGCTATTTTTCTATCAAATGATTTTGCATCTTTTGATAATTGCGTTTTAAAAATTGAATTTACCGGAGTTGTTGGCGGTAAGGAAACATCTGGAGGTGTTGATGATGAATACTTCCAAAAAAGAACTTTGTACTTTACATATGGCGGTGCTAGAAATAATGCAATTTTTGATCCAAGTGAATTAATTGGTGGATATGATACTCATTTTAGATATGGCGACACTATTGGATCTACAGCATATGATTTATCAGATTTTAATGATGGGGATTTTGCTGGTCAATTTTATCTTGTGACTACTGATCAAGAAGACGGTTTTAGTTTACCAAGAACTGAAAAAAAATATGGCTATAATGAAAATAGGGTTGTTAATTTACAGATACCGTTGAATTTTAGTCCAAATAGACCGCCTGACTACTCTAATCAACTTGAATATTATTTAAGGCTTGATGACGACAGTTCTACAGAGATAAAAACTATTTCATTAGAAGCGAATGTTACCCTAATGAAATTTACTCCAGTACGTAAATGCGGAAAGATAGATATATACACCAAGAAAACTGGCACTATAGCGGTTCATGATGGATATAGATTTGGGTCATTAAATCACGGACTAAAAACTAACGATATTATCAGAATATCTTCGGCGGCATTTGAAAATGAAAATGATGCAACCGCTGATACTCATCCCCTTAATGGCGATAAATTTGTAAAAGTACAAAATGAAAGCATATTCTACTTATACGAAGATCAATTTTTTAAAAAACCCGTAAATACTTCGAATTTAAAATTCGTAAGCTTTGGATATCTTAAGGAGTATGGAATAAATTGGACCCGTGTTGGCAATACGTATGGTGATGACGCTCAATCTTGGGATTACCATAGTACAATTTTTTCCCCAACTGGTAGAAATGGCTATGTTTCTAAAAAGAATGCTGATGTAAGTTATTCTTCTAGAAATTCTTTAGGGGAAAGTTCTACACCGCTACCGGAAAACGATGCGTTTATAACAACACAAAGAAATAAAACTGCGGCTTTTTCTTGTTCTCTAGATAATGTCAAGCTGAACAAAAATTCTTCATATTCATTGTTTTTAGATTTTACAGAGGCTTCTAGCGTTTATACAGATGCTGCCGAAAGAAAGACTTTGGGCAAGATCGTTAAAAACCTAGAGGAAAACATTCCTGTATCGACTCTTGGCAAAAGCGCATTTGGTATTCTTAATAAAGGCCCACAAGATTTTTATCCTTATCATTGTGCTAGTGATGAACATAACGTTTTTACAGATATAAATAATAATGAATGTAGCCCATACACCGGGAATAGATTTGGTTGTGCTTTAGATGTTAAATATTCACATAGCGTTGGCAATACTAAAATTTATACTCTAGTTGTTGGCGAAAGAGGGGCAGATATCTCTGTCGATCTATTCGGCGCTTCTAGCGAGATGGAACACAGAGTAGACGGCAGTGTTCCATATTGTCAGGCAACGTCTGATTCAATTTATAATACATTTAGACAAAGAGTGATACCTTATAATCTCCCAAATGGTAAAATACATGTAATTAATATTACTGTTGATCGCTACGGCAGAATTACAGATATATCTCACAAAAATACACTCTCTGGTGATGGCTCTTCAATAAATTCTGCTGCTGGAATTGAAACCCACCCTTGGGAAGATTGGATAGATAACGTTTATGGGTTTAAATGGAGATACAAACAGTATATTAATGGTGATTTAAAATATCTTATTTACTCTCCTTTTATATTCAATACATTTCAATTTGACTATGGTAATCAACCAAACGCTTTACCAATGTCTATTACATATAATACGGCAGAGGCCCCATTTGGCGAGAAGATGATAGCAAGATCTTCCCTGTATTGGGATAGAGCGGCAGTGACCAATTGGGCTATGGTTGATGTATATGATTATTTTAGTAATCAATACGGAAGATGGAAACTTTTAAGGGATTTATCTGAATCAAATAGAAAAATAGCACCAACAAGCGGACAAGACGGTGAAAACTCTAGTAGATTTGGTTATTCTGGTATTGGCGTAAGTGTTCCTATTTATGAAAGAATAGATAGGTTTGATATTGCTAATAATCAGGTCGGATCTCAGTGGTATATATTGCCTTGGGTTGATAGTTTTGGCAAAAGTGTGGCACTGAGCAATAGACAGCAAGATGGCACATTACATGTTTTTGGTGGTGTGACAACTAGATCAAATATAGATTTTGAAAATATTAATGATCTTGAACTTTATTTAAGGTCTTCGACCCCATTTTTAAAGAGGCCACTTTTTAGTAGTTCCTCTTTGAATAATTACACTATAGAAAACAATAAAACAAAAACGCAGATAGGTCAGATATCTTGTATAACATTAGACTCAGATTACAAATGTTCTAAGTTTAAAGAGATAAATTCTGGCGGCTCAGTTGATTCTAGCAGAGTTCCAGATACTAATCAGACAAATCTAATTAAAGGCGATTTACCCTATTCACCATACATTAATGTATTAAGAGATTCTCATGAGGCCGGAACGGGAAGAAATGATGCGTCAATAAGTTGTTATTGGTCTATAAACAAAATTCTTTATAAAGACGGTTATTTATTTTGGGCAGACCAAAGACTAAAAGACAAGAAGGCAACTATTAATGTGCTGTCACATGAGAGTGACAATTCTTTCCTGCCAAAAAGTACCATAGATAGAAATTTTATCCAAAGGATTGGCACATATTTTAGTGTTGAGGGTTTCGGTTTAGACTTGCGATTTGATGATGGTCTATTGGTTACTAATTCATTGACTAATTTAAATGATTTTGGTCAAATCTTATCTAGTTCTAGTGTTACTAGTGGCGTTTATGATGTAATGCTGTTGTATAGTTTTTCAAAAGAAAAACTTAATTTTATACAGCAAATATCCCCCTCTTTTAGTAAGTCTGACGACAGGTATTCTGATAAGCTAATAAAAGAATATGAAAACGCTTTAATAAGCATAAATAATATTAGCTATGATAATACTTCTGTAAATTCCCTAACTTGGAATATTAGATTACTTGGTAAGTATGATGTTATTGGCGATAAGATTTTGTTAAAAGATCCAATCGAATATGTTTTATTTGGTAGAGATTATTCTTATGATAAAATACTTTCAGATAATGCCGTATCCTCATCTTATACTTCTGAAATAGATCCATATTTTTACTATACTGAGATATTCGATAAAGATACAATATATTACGATTATTCCAATAAAGATTCTTTCATTGTAGAAGACGGTAGTTATTGGACGAAATCTTCTGAAAACCAATTATCACAGGATTTGAGCAGAACAAGAACGCCAGTTTTCTTCTTTAGTTTACCTGAGATATCTAATGGGTATTATGGCGATCTAAACATAGTTATTGATAAACCTCAATTCGGTTCTGGGAGATTTTTAGCCGCTACTACGGATTTAGATTCTGGTGAATCTATAGCTAGATCAATAGGTTATTCTTCTTTATTGCCAAAATTGGTTCTTTACAAGAAAGATCCAAGATCCATGATTGTGCCCAATGGGCCATCTGTAAGCGGTGATAATAATACGATAACACCATATGAAGATGGTATGTATACTTATGATAGTGACAAATTAATACCGTTAATCAATAAAAACCAATATGATATTTTGACTCCATGTATTGCTCCTCTTTTTAGGGGTGGGGCACATGATATGTTTTATTATGGTTCTAGACCGGATTCTGTAGTTGGCGTAATGCCCGAAGAAACTTTGGGTGATGACTACGAGTATTACAATTTTCTAACACAGAACTATGGCGGAAGCTTTAATCTTGGAGAGCTTTTTGATTTAACATACAACCAATCTGGAAATGTAAATAAGGGTATAATATCTTGGATTGCTCCAGATATGTATTATTATGATACTAGATTTAGTGATATTTCACCACATGCAATCCTAAATAGCTCATTTACAACTGTTGGTGAAGGTAAGTATTTGATAACTATACCACATGCCATTTGGAAAGATTATGTTGTTGATGGGAATTTGTTAAAGGGAAGCGAACAAAATAGGCCCTTTTTTGGTTCTTTTACTAGGATAAAACATGGCTCGCTAACATCACCAAATAATGATAGCTTTAACCCAATAGTTGGAAATTGGGACTATACTTATGATGATACAAATAGGTCCTCATATGTTGGCGACAATCTTTATTCTAATAAAACATTAATTATAGGCTTGGCTTGTGTTGGTGTTACTGATGTCGATATATCTTCTAACTCTATACAAAAAGATAGTACAGTTATATCGAACTACTTGAGATCAATGAGTGAGCATAAAGTAGATAAGAGAAATAGATACACTTCTAAATATTCTTATGCCCCAGTAATAAGTACCACATCGACCTCTGATCCAACTTTAAATTTTGCAACAAGAAAAGAAATAATAACTTTTTATTCATCATCAGAAATCAATAATATTGATGTATCTATAAATGTTACTTCTTTTCCAAAAAGGCAATTCAACACTAAGTTCAGCAGAATAGCGTATTATGAATATAATAAAGCCGCCTATACAGAAGTGCAAAAAAACATTATAGATTTAGCTACTTCGAATGTTGATAGATATGCTTTTGGTAAGTACTCTTTTACACCTCTTCCAATAGGGCTATCAGAAGAATTTAATGATTCTACTGAAAAAATAGGAGCATCAAGGAATCCTATTATTAGGGTTGGTAAATCGGTGGCTAATTCAGATAGTCAATATGCTGTTGATGGCAGCTTTGTTAAGACTAATCAAGTTTTAACATCAGATAGTATACGTCCATTTGGGTTTGAATCAAGCATAAAAACTGAATATTATGTTGACGACGCTGGAGATAAGATTTACTATGAACTGGAGAGCAATGGGAACTCTTTAGGTTTTGCTCATTTCTCTAGTCAGAATCTTATTGGTGGTTTTGATATAGATGACCAAGAATATTTATCGCTACACATAGCTTCAATACCAGAAAAAAAATCAAAAGTTAATCTATACACAAAAAGCTTATTTGCTTCTGGTGATGCCACATTATATTCTTCTGGTATTACAGCTATAAACTCTGATATGTCGCTATGGACAGGCTTTGGGGTTGATGATGATGAAATCCCACTATATCTTAAGTCTGTAGACTTAGAAAATTATACATCATTATTTATAGAAGAGGTTAAGCCAAGCGGAGATATCCCGATATATGTTTCCGGCCCTTCTTCAAGCGGAATCTTGCCATTAACATTTTCTCCTCCCGGCACGGGCGATATTCCGTTAAGCATTAGCGGGCCATCTTCCAGTATTGATGATGCCGCTTTAAATGTGTTTGGTAAATCGTTTTTTACTGGCAGGGAAACACTTCATACTAGCGGAATTTACGGCTCTGGAACGACAACCACGCTTAATATGTATGGTTCAGTTTTTCATGATGATTCGCTTAACTTAATGATGAATATTCCACAAAGTGGAAACGCGACCCTATTCATAGTCGCACCATACGAAGACGACAAAAATACAACTTTAGTTATGCCAAATACATATGGCGTTTCTACCACTAATCCAACGCTGTTTATAGGTACTCAATATGACATCAGTGCTGTTTCTGCGAATTTAGTAATAAAGGATACCCAAAAATATCTTAATGATAATGCAGAACTATTTGTGGACGGAACTGTCGGATACGCCAATAGTATAATCTCTAGAAGGGGAGATTCTAACATAGATAGAAGTCGATATCTTATTGATATCACTCAAGATTCTGAATTACCTGTAGGTTTAACATTCAACAATAGCACCACAACTAGTAACTCTATAACAAAAAGAAATCTAAATAGCACGTATTACAATTCAAAAATTAAAAAGGTAAATACGCCAGAAAACATTTATTTTGGCTCGCAGAAAAAAGAGCAACAAACTAAAAATCCCGCATATCTAACTAAAATATTAGACACAAGCAACAATAAGGGTAAAGCATTTTATTATGATAACAATGGGTTTGTTGATAGCGAATTAAATTCAGTAATAAAAAGAGACGCTTATGATGCTAACGGTAAAAATCTAGCAATCGCATTTTGCAACAATAGATTAGCGGATATTGATATCTACGATATAATCGCTAATTCAAATCTTCGTTTTGCCTCTAAAATGTCTTTTGGTTTAACATATCAGATACCAGAGACATCAGAATTATTAGATATAAATTATGCAAAAAATGGCACACAACAAATTCCTCATGGTGACTCTTTTATAGCAATAAGAAGAGATATAAAAGAATTTTTCTCTAGTGAGTATGACAATAGCGACCTTCAAAATGATTCAGACCTGTTCATTAACGATTTAAAACTATCTAGATTGGGCCAATGTGCAGTATCAGCCACCGCTAAAATACATTATTCAAACGGCGAAATAAGCGACACTAAGATATTTGATGTAATAATCGTCTTTAATATTTCAAATATAAAAAATGGAGTGTCTAATATTTCTGGGTACACAGGAAAAACGACATATTATGTAGAAAAATATGGATATAAAATATATGAAAGATCTGGAACTGGATATAACCAGCATTCCGCTGGATACAGCTTAACATTTGATAATGAAGATGTTTACTTTGATAGAAGGCTTGGTGGTTTTGGTCAAATATGGAAACTAACATCTTCTAGCTATTACTCGCAGGATATTAAAGTTATTGATTTTGCTGATAACCCAGATTCAAGCGGTTATTCAAATTCAAATAATTTAGCATACATAAGTGAAAACCATAGAAGGGCGGCTTTTGGCGTTCCAGTTAAGGTCTTTGAGGACTATCATAATCCTGCTGGTAAGATTATGTTTATTGGTGCTCATCTGTTTGATCCATATGTGTTAAACACATTAACTTCTCCGCATATTCCAAATGCTGTTGGTGCTGTTTATATTTATAAAAAAGCAAATGATGATGCCGATTGGAGCTATTTTGGGGCAATGTACGGTAAAGGCAACACATCCAATGACATGCCTTACGCTAAAGCAGATTACACAGATTCTTCTTATGGTAACGAAAGATACGGCCTATTTGGTTATGATTTTGATTATTCTCAGGGCAAGATTACAATATCAGAACCCGGAGGTCATGGAGACGATCCAATAAATCTACCGAGAGTATATCTTTTTGAGATAACCAGCACTTTGATATACCTAGAGAAAACCCTTATAGCGTCAGATGTTGATTCGCCGTATCCAGAGCCTGATGCTACTGGAGACAATTTTGGTTCACACATCGTGATGGTTGATGCAAATAATCCAATTACATTTGCTGAAGCCACATTTAGTAGCACATTTGATAACACTCTTGCTTATGAGGTATCTTCTGTTACTACTGCACAGCAAGCAAAAACAAATTTAGCCAATGAAACAAAGTTCTACGAGACAACACAAATAGCTAATTTAAATCCAGATCTAATAACAAGATCAGAGGACATATTATCAATAAGGAAACTTAATTTTGGCAATGATAAATATAAGGTTGGGGCCATAAGGAATTTCTCTGTTAGGTCGGTAGACCCATACAATCTTGATCCAAACTATAATTTTGATCTGCAAAAATTCTTTATTCTAGACGCTAATAAAAATCCAATGTCGCTATTCATTAGCGGTCCATTGGCTCTTGATGATGATGGAACATCTCTTCAGATATCCGGTCTTGGTGTTACAACGCTAGAATCAACATTACAAACTAAAGGAAGAGACACAAATACTGGCAGTATCAACCTAATGATTAGGCAGTCAAAAGAATTTGGCGACATGCCATTACATATGGAGACTGTTGGGAATAACTATGGGCCACTATATATGAGTGGTGATCCAGCACTATTTAATTCAAATATAGGTCTAACGATATCCACACCGTCTATGGATGGGGATCTTGGGTTATATATGAAACCAATTGGTGGATCTAGCGGCGTAATGTATACAAACATTAGCGGATCAGAGTTTGAAAATATTGTATATGGTTCGCCACTATTTATAGGTAAAGATATTAGAAAGAGCGACGACACATCACTATATCTAACTGGCGCTGGAACATCTACAGTTGGTGCAACATTAAATCAGGCATTTACACCATTCTCAGTTTCTGGCCGCTTTGAATATGGCCAAGATTCTTATAGTAGTCTATACTTAACAGCCCCAAGTTCTTATGAGCAAACGGAACATAGGACTTTGTATATAACTACAGATATACCAGATATTGGTGCTGGTGGCGGGTATGTTGGATCTGGATATACCGCTTTCAGCGTAGAGGGAAATAATAACGCTAATATATTTACTAGTTGGGAAAAGTTTGCAAGTTTATATATGGATGCTTCTATTGGGCAAAACACTAATATACCATTATTTATAGAAAGACCAACAACAAATGTTGCTACACTGTTCATTAAAGACCAAAACCCAAGTGGCATATCTACGTTAGCTATTAGTGGTGCATATATGAGTTCTGGTAATATTTCTTTAATAATGTTCCCACCAACGGAAAATAACATAAGTATATTTACTAGGGGGTATTTAGAATAAAATGTCTGTAGTATTAATAGGTGGACAATCATCACTAGGTAGCGTTGATGGCGGTAATGTTGGCCCCATGCCAAGATTCTCTATCAATAGAGAAGATATGACTACTGGCGATGGAACATATATCGGATCAAAATTTACAATCAACATTTCTGGATTCGCTACACCTATTAGCCAAGGAGACATTACTACAAAAGGTAATTCCCAAGAAGTTATACACGCCCTAGCTACACAGTTTATATCTTTTAATGTTAATGGCGATAATAGACTCGAAATATCTCCTTATGGTGGTATGCCTAATAGTATAGTTTTCGATGACGCTAGATTAATTTCTATGGAACTTCCACCACAAAATGAAGAAAGTTCTGGAACACAATACATAGAGTATAGTTTTACTTTTGAGGCTTATGATGATGCTAGCATTTCCGTAAATTCTAATTGGGGACTAAAAGCGGAAAAGCCAACATATAAAATTTCTTCCTGCGAAGAGACTTGGGATTTATCTCCAAACGATGGTCAGTTTGTATTTAAGGATGCTAAAATAGATGAAGATAACCAGAGATACAAAACTTTTACATTGACGCACTCTGTAAGTGCCGTTGGGATAAGGAAACACATCAATGATGGTGTATTAGATCCAAACTTTGGACATGCTTGGAGTCAAGCAGCAGAATGGGTAAAATCAAGACTTGAATCGTCAGAACTAGTAAACGGAACACCAGATAGGGCGATAACAGAAGACTTAATGGGTAATGATAGGGAGATATCTGTTCAGTTTCATCCGTTTTACATGAATAAAAATACAGATAGCTCAATAAACGATTTAAAAACAGATGGTTATAAAGCTAGAAACAAAATAAGAACAATAACTAGCGATATTGCTGCTGGTAGTTATTCTGTATCCGATACTTGGTTACTGTCTCTTGAAGATATAAAAGCTTTACATGAAATTGATGTTAGTATAGATAATTCTATAGAACAAGCGAATGTAACTATAACAGTAAATGGCACCGTTACGGGCCTAACTGAAAAATCGGAGAATGATAATACTGATGACAAATATTTTAACGCGATAGATGAGTATGCTAAGTTTTTCGATAATGCAGATATAAGCCAAAGCAAAATAGGAAAAATAGCTCAGGCGGCATATAACGCTTTTGTTTCTGCTGGATACAAAACTGGCACCATATTGCCATACGCTATGAATCATTCTGAGACACACAATAAATCTGCTGGTACTATATCTTGGAGTTTTTCATTTAGCGATGAAGAAATTCTTGTAGATGGGGCCATTTCTCAGAACGTTCAAATAACATATGAAAATGATCAAGATATAGATTATGAGCATGATAATATTAGTGTTATAGGTGTAGTTAGAAATGGGCCATTTTTATATGACCCAAATACAACAACAGAGAAAAAACTAAAAATAAGCGTGGACTTAGTAATGGCTTCAGATAGGAGAGACTCTAAGCCCGATGGAACGGATGCATATGCTTTACCTACTATGATTTGGTATCATAATTCACCAAGGATAACATCAAAAACAGAATCTTGGAATCCAAAAACCGGCGCATATAATATGTCAATAGAATATACTTATGTATAAGGAAATAAGATGGCTATTCAATTTACTTCAAATCATCCAGACATAAATGATATACTTATCATTGGTGGAAAAGATGACACCTTTTCTAGTAACGAGAAAGGTGGGTATGGGCCATTCCCGTCTTACTCTATATCGAGAGAAGAAGTATTAGCTGAAGATGGATCACATCTTAATACAAGATTCACAATTAATATTACGGGTACGGCCACAATAAAACCATCAGATTCATCTTCTGCTTTGGTTCGCGGTGAAAGGCAATCAAAAGTTTTTGGCGAAAAAATAATCAAGCTTCAATTTAATAGAAATGAATTTCCAACTATTGGTAATGGCGTATTAGAAATAAACCCCTATGATTCAACCAATAACCAGATAAAATTTAATGATGCTAGACTAATTTCTGTAGAAGTACCAGAACAAACAGAAGAAACCGCTGGTATGCATTATACAGAATATAGTTTTGTTTTTGAGGCTTATTATGAAGATAATAAGAATATCCCAGAACATATGGTTTCAGCGGTTGGAGAAAGCTGGGAATTATCTCAAAACGATGGGCAGTTTTCTTTTATAGGGAATAATCTAACTGGCATATTATGGAAAACCTTTACACTTACGCACACGCTATCCGCAACCGGCTTAAGAAGATATAACAACAGTGGCTCATTGGATACTGATGGTGAGGCGTGGAGACAAGCCGCTAAATGGATAGAATCTAGACTTATAGATGAGCCAAGTGCCGAAGGCATAGCTTCGCATATAAACTCAAAAACCGATGGTCCAAAATTTTCACCATTTTATATGGACTCTTCAACTAGCGATAATACAAATATAGATCTTTCCTCTGCTAGATTTGGTTTTGGGTATAAAGCCTATAATCACAATAGAACTTCTAATGTTGATATTTCCGGTGCTGGTTATAGCGTGACAGACACATGGTTGGTCGCCGTTGATGGCACTAAATGTGTACACGAATTAGAATCTAGCATAGAGAACTCACAAGAAGGATCTTCTATGTCTATTACCGTTAATGGTTCTGTTATTGGGCTAAATGATCTTGGATATTCTTCTAGGATAGACAATAAATACGAAAATGCAAAAACAGAATATGATGCATTAATC